AGAAGTCATTGACAAGCCGCAGCCGCCAGCGGTTGCTACCACCGGCGGCGAGCAAGGTGATCAAGGTGACCGAGGCGAGCTGGATCAGTACAGCGAAAACGTCAAGAAGCGCATTGACAAGCTGACCGCGCGGCTGCGGGAGACGCAGCGGCGCGAACAAGCGGCGCTTGACTACGCGCGAAACGTGCAAGCGCGGGCCCAGCAGCTTGAATACCAGTACCTGAACACGGATCAGCAGCGGGTGGCCGAGGCCACGGGGCGCATTGAGACGCAGGTCATGGCGCTCAAGCAAATCATTCGCAAAGCGCGCGAAGAAGGCGACGTTGACACGGAGACCGAAGCGCAACAGCGCCTGACTTCGCTCACGATGGAGCAGGCTTCTGTCCAAGCACAGAATGCGCAGCGTCAAGCGTATGAGCAGAACCTTGCAGCGCAGCAACAGCAGGCTGCACAGCAAGCGGCGTATCAGCAGCCTGCACAGCAGCGTCAGGTTGACCCCAAGGTGGAAGATTGGGCGGAGCGTAACCCCTGGTATGGCCGCGACACAGCCATGACGCATGCTGCGTGGGGCATACATCGGCAATTAATTGAGGCCGAGGGGTTTGACGCCAGTTCTGACGAGTACTATCATGAACTTGACAGACGTATCCGGGATGCTTTCCCCAGAAAGTTTTCCGGTGCGCAAAACGGGGCGGCGCGTAACGTGCAGCCGGTCGCACCCGCTTCCCGGTCCTCCGGGATCAACCAAGCTGCACGCCGCACGGTTCGCTTGACCCCAAGTCAGGTGGCCATTGCCAAAAAACTGGGTGTTCCGCTTGAGGAATACGCCAAGTACGTGAAGGAGTGATCATGAGTGACGTTAAAACTACCGTAGGAGCTGCTCCAGCTCTTAACCGTACTTCGCGAGACGCAGAGCTTCGCGCGAAGATTACGCGACGTCGTCCGTGGCAAGCGCCTTCGCGGCTTGATGCACCTGAGCCGCCTCCCGGATACAAACATCGCTGGATTCGAGCTGAATCAGCAGGCATTCAAGATCGCACCAACGTCGCAGGCCGTCTTCGCGAGGGCTACGAGCTGGTACGCGCCGATGAATACCCTGACTTTCACTCATCCAGTCCTGAAGACGGTCGGCATGCTGGCGTGATCAGCGTCGGTGCCCTTCTTCTGGCACGTATCCCCGAAGAGACGGTTGAGGAACGAAACGCGTACTACCAACAGCGAGCGGGAGATCAGCTTCAAGCTGCGGACAACGAGCTGATGAAGGCCAATGCGCATTCGAGCATGGTCATCGAACGCCCTGCCCGCAGGTCTCGAGTCTCATTTGGCGGGTCGAAAGACCAGTAATCACGTTAAAGGAACTATCAAATGGCGAACGTTGACAAAGCCTTTGGTCTGCGTCCTATCGGCAATCTGTCCGCAACCGGGGCTCAAAAGCAGTACGGTTACGAGATTGTTGATAACCAGAGCGGGGCGATTTACCAAGGCGACTTGGTTACCATCGTCAATGGGTACGTCGTTAAATTTCTTCCCGGCACGCACGCAGCGGCGCTGGGGGTGTTTAACGGATGCAACTACATTGATCCCACAACCGGCAAACCGACTTGGAAGAATTTCTACCCCGGTTCGGTAAACATCACGCAGGGCAAGATCATTGCCGACGTGATTGACGACCCCAGCCAACTCTTCCTCATTCAGGCCGATGAAGACATCGAGCAGGCCGATATTGGCAAGAATGCGGATGTGGTGGGAACGGGGGGCAGCTCGACGACTGGTGTTTCGACGATGGAGCTGGATTCGTCCACCATCGCTGATACGGCTGCTCTGAACCTCAAGATCGTAGGTCTGTGGAATGTCCCGGGCAACGAGCTTGGTAACTTTGCCGTGGTCGTTGTGAAAATCAACGAGCATCTCTACGGCAGCGCCGGCGTCAAAGCCGTAACCTGAGCCTAAAGGACATCCATCATGGCAATTTCACGTGCACAACTGGTGAAAGAGCTTGAGCCCGGTCTCAATGCTCTGTTCGGCTTGGAGTACAAAAACTACGAGCAGGAACACACCGAGATCTACTCGATCGAGACCTCTGACCGCGCGTTCGAGGAAGAGGTGATGGAATCGGGCTTCGGCGAGGCCCCGGTCAAGACTGAAGGCGCTGGCGTCGCGTACGACCAAGCGCAAGAGGTCTACACCGCTCGCTACACGCACGAGACCATCGCGCTGGCGTTCTCGCTGACCGAAGAAGCCGTGGAGGACAACCTCTACGATCGTCTGTCTGCGCGTTACACCCGTGCCCTGGCCCGTTCGATGTCGCAGACCAAGCAGATCAAGGCGGCGGCCGTGCTTAACGGCGCGTTCGACACCTCGATCGGCGGTGACGGCAAGCCTCTTTGCGCCCTGGACCACCCGACTCTGGGCGGCCCGGACCTGAAGAACGAGCTGACCGTTCCGGCTGACCTGTCTGAGACCTCGCTTGAGCAAGCGCTGATCGACATCGCCGCGTTCACGGACGAGCGTGGCCTGAAGATCGCTGTTCAGGGCTTGAAGCTCATCATCCCGAAAGAGCTGATGTTTACTGCCGACCGCATCATGAAGTCCACGCTTCGTGTTGGCACGGCCGACAACGACATCAACGCGGTTCGGAACATGGGCATGGTTCCGCAGGGCTACACCGTGAACCACTTCCTGACCGACCCCGACGCATGGTTTATCAAGACCGATGCGCCGAACGGCATGAAGATGTTCTCGCGCGTGGCGATCAAGACCGGTTTCGAAGGCGACTTCGACACTGGCAACGTCCGCTACAAGGCTCGCGAGCGCTACAGCTTCGGCTTTAGCGACCCGCGCGGCTTGTTCGGATCGCCGGGGGCCTGATGGCCTAGAAAAAGGGGGCTTCGGCCCCCTTTTTCTTTCCCTCAACATCGAGTATATTGAGGGCATTCCGGGGTCATTCTCGGTGCGTCTGACAGTCCCGGCTGACGACATGCAGACAGGCGCACTGCAACTCGCATGTGAGGAAAATCATGGCTGCTACCCATTACTCCGGCCCGCTCCAGTACTCTGGAAAAGGCGCAACCGGTGCCTGGGGCACCGATCTCACCACCGCTGTTGACACCGACGTCGTCACGTACATGGACGACTTCACGGCTGTTGCGCTGGATTCGACCAATGCCTGGACCGTGGTCAAAGACTCTGGAGCCTCGGCCGGCATCGGCGCGGACATCGTCAATGGCGTTCTCGAGCTGACCTCTGCCGCTACGACCGACGACGACGGCGCGTCGGTGCAGGGCAACGAGATCTTCAAGGCGCAAGCGGACAAGTCGCTTTGGTTTGAGACCAAGATCAAGTGCAACGACGCTGATCAGACCGACATTTGCGTGGGCCTGACGGTGAACTTTGCGACCAACCCCGAGAACATGCTGACCGCTGCCGATCGGATCTGCTTCCAGATCGACGACGGCAATGCATCGATCCTGTGCAAGACCGAGTCGGGTGGCACCGAGACCTCCACGGACTCAGGCATTGACCTGGTTGACGACACGTACGTGACGCTGGGCATTCGGGTCGTGGGCACGGGCCAGGTGTTCTTCTACATCGACCGCACTCAGGTTGCTTACCACAGCACCAACATCCCGACGACCGAGCTGGCGCTTGCCGCCATGTCGCTGTCGGGCAGTGCCACGGGGACTCGGACGACCACTGTTGACTACATGTTCGCAGCGGCCACCCGTTAATAGGAGGCCGTCATGAGCTTCAGCAACATCCAGTCGGTACGGAAGACCGCCTCTGCGGCGGCGGTCTCTGGCCGCACTCGTTTGCTGGGGGTGTACTTCACGCACACGGCCACCTCCGCCACGATCACTCTCAAGGATGGGAGCACGAGTGGCGGCACGGCCAAGTTGACGTTGACGTCGCCCGCAGCCATCGGCTCGCAGGACCTCATCATCCCCGACATGGGGATCTTGTTCGAGAACGGGATCTACATCGATCTCAGCTCGGCCGAGATCACCAGTGTGACGCTGCTTTTTGAGGGCGGGGCTGCTGCGTAATGGCTACCAAAAAGGGCATGGGCATCAAAACTTCGGTGAAGTCGGGCAATTTCCGACCCACCAAGCAAGGTGCTGGCATGACCAAGAAGGGGGTGGCCGCTTACCGGCGTGCCAACCCTGGTAGCAAGCTGCAAACGGCGGTGACGAAGAAGGACCCGTCGCCTGCTGATGCAAAGCGCCGTGCGTCGTACTGTGCACGGTCCGAGGGGCAGATGAAGATGTATCCCGAGGCAGCAAAAGACCCGAATAGCCGTATCCGGCAGGCACGCAGGCGATGGAGATGTTGAGCTGTGGAAATGATGATCTGGAACATCGTGCTGACAGCGATCGTGGGCGTTTTGGCCTTCTTGATTAAGAGCAAGTTTGATGAGCTGAACCGGCTCGGCATCCTGCTCAATCGGACGCGCGAGGAAGTCGCGCGGGATCACGTCACACGGCGAGAAGTGGATGATCGGTTTGACAAGTTTTTGAGCCATGTGGACCAGCGGTTCAACCGCCTGGAAGCAAAACTGGACGAAATCCGAAAGGCAGGGTAATGCGATGATGGGCAAGATGAAGATGGTCAAGAAAGGCGGCAAGATGGTGCCTTCTTTCGCGGCCGATGGCGTGGGCAAGATGAAAAAGGGCGGCATGGCGGACAAGATGGGCCGTGCCATGAAGACCAAGACCGCTGATGCGCGCGGTCGCGCGATGAAGAAGGGGAAATAATCATGGCCGGACGTGGAATGGGCTGCGCGACGCGTGGCGGTGGGGCCGTGGAGAGCGGTCCAGCCAACAAGATGGTCTCTGAGACCAGCAAAAAAACGGGTCCTGTGATGATGTCCAAGGGCGGTGCGATCAATCAGCACAAGCGCATGGCCATGGGCAAGAAAGTTAAGGGCTACATGGGTGGTGGGATGGCCAAAGGCTACATGGGCGGTGGCATGGTCAAGGGCTATCGCAAAGGCGGGATGTGCTCTTAAATGGCCACCTCTGGCACCACTGACTTCAACCTGTCGATTGACGACCTTGTTGAAGAGGCGTTTGAGCGTTGCGGCATGCGGCCGCAGAGCGGATATCAGCTCAGTACCGCACGTCGCTCGCTCAATCTGCTCTTCCTGGACTGGGCCAATCGTGGCTTGAACCTTTGGACCATTGAGCAGGCGACGTATTCGTTGACGCAGGGTGTCAACGAGATCACGTTGCCGACCGACACGGTGAATGTGTTGGAGGCGATCATTCGCCAGAACAGCCAAGGCACGAACACTGACGTCTACATTGAGCGCATCAGTCGCGAGGACTGGCTGAACGTGCCGAACAAGACCTCGGAGGCGCGTCCCGCGCAGTTTTACGTGCAGCGTACAAACGTGCCGAAGGTCTTTTTCTATCCCGCAGCGGATCAGAACTACACCTTCGTGTACTACCGCATCCGTCGCATCCAGGATGCGGGGGATTACACGAACACGGCGGATGTGAACTTCAGGTTCTTGCCTTGCCTGGCCTCAGGCCTCGCGTACTATCTGTCGCTGAAGTTCGCGCCGGAGCGTTCGGCTGCGATGAAGGCCATTTACGACGAGGATTTCCAGCGGGCGGCCTTGGAAGACCGGGACACTGCCAGCGTGCAGTTCGTGCCGGACTTAGGGGTGTGAAGTGGCCTATGCAACCGGCAAGTATTCCCTTGCGCTCTGTGACTTCTGCGGACAGCGGTATCCGTACAACACCTTGCGCAAGAACTGGGAAGGCTACATGGTCTGCCCAGACGACTACGAGCCTAAGGAGCCGCAGCTCGAGCCGCTTCGTTATCGCGGAGATGCGATCGCGTTGCGTGATCCTCGGCCCGATCGTATCGAGCCGGTGTCCGTGTTCGTGGGTGCGCCAGGCTTTACAGCGTTTCAGAGCTTTGGCAGTGCGCGCGGCACTAACGACATGCGGCCTTATGTGCAAGGCCAAGCGCTCATTGCCTTGGGTTCCGTTGGGTCTGTCACAGTGAGCACGTCATGACCTACGATGAGCTGGTCACCAACATTCGCAACTACACCGAAGTGGGGAGCAACGTCTTCACGAACTCGGTGATCAACACGTTCATCACGATGGCGGAGAACCAGATTCTTCGCGAGATCGATTTGGACGTGTTCAAGCAA